TTTGAGTGCATTGACGTGATGGTAGAAACCCAGGGTGAGGAAGCCACTAAAAACTTCTGTGTGTGCAATGCCCTCAAGTATATCTACCGTCACAAGAGGAAGAACGGCATTGAGGATATTCAGAAAGCTATCTGGTATCTGAATAAGGCTGTGGAACTGGACGGGAGGTTGAACCCTCCCGTAGAAAGGAAGGATTAACATGAGAAAGCTGAAACGCAGTGTCGCAAGACACAATATGCTCCGTGCCGGGTTTACCCGCCTGAACAAGAAGGGTGCTGACGGCAAGAGTGCCTTTGCCCGCCACTGGCGGCAGTACGTGTAAGGAGGGCAAGGGTATGAAGTGGAATGACGATGGTACGATTACCATTACGCCGCCTGCCCGTCCTAAGAAATGCACGGGCACACGCTTTGCGGCAATTATGGGCTTGAACGCCTGGACTACCCCCTTCAATGCCTGGTGTGCTATCACCCGCACGTATGAGGAACCCTTTGAGGATACCATCTATACCCTGGCTGGTAAAGCCATTGAGCCGAAGCAGGCAGAGTACATGAGGGAGAAATATTTCTGGAAGAAGCTGGTTACGCCTACCGATGTGTACGGTGAGGATTACTTCAAGAAAACCTGGGGTGATTTCTTCAAGGACGAACCGATTTTCGGTGGAATGTGGGACTACCTGTTCGTGGACAAGAACGGCAAGCCTACTACCGTGATGGAAATGAAAACCACCAAACGTGCGGAGGACTGGCTTGAGGACGTGCCTGAATACTACGCTTTGCAGGCTGCGCTTTACGCCTACCTGCTGGGTGTGGATGATGTGATTATGGTCTGTACCATTCTGGGTGATAAGGACTATGACCACCCGGAGAAGTTCACTGTCACCCCGGAGAACACCTTTGAGCGGGCTTTCAAGGTTTCTGAACGCTACCCGCAGATGGCAAAGACCATCAAGAAAGTGGAAAGATGGTGGAAGAAGCACGTGGAGGGCGGCATTTCTCCGAAGTATGACGAGAAAAAGGATGCTGACATTCTCAAGGTACTCCGTGCCAACTCCCTGTCCCCGGACAGCGACCTTGACGCTATGATTGCCGAAGCAGAGCAGTTGCAGGCGAAAATCGACAAGGTAAATGAGGGCATTGCCGATGATGAAAAGCGGCTGAAAACCCTCAAAGACCTTATCAAGGAAGCCTGCATGGGTCAGTTCCGGGACGGTGACAAGCAGGTTATCATCCAGGGCAAGCAATATGAGTGGGTGACCGCCCGCAGTACGTCCCTCAAGGTGGATGAAGCCAAAATGAAGCAGGATGGTGTGTTGGACAAGTACAAGACGAAGGAAACCGTCACGTACCGTCTGACCCAGAAAGAAAAGAAGGAGTAAAGCCCCTATGTATATTAACCCGTTCTTTTACGGAGTGTTCGTCACTCTGTTTGTAGAAATGGCGGTCACGAACCTGGTAGTGATTTCCCGGTACGTGATTTCCAAAAAGAGGAAAGCAATTAAAGGAGGAAAATACAATGGCTAAAATTGGTTTGACGGAAGGTTTCTCCCTCATTCCGAAGGGAACGCACGTGTTCCAGATTGTCAAGGTCAACTATAAGGAGGACTTTGGCAAGATGGAGATTACCATGCAGACTGTCACGGGGCAGAAGCACGTGGAACGCTTTTCCCTGCTGAACAAGGATGGAGAGCCGAACGAAGGTGGCCTGAACGCTTTCAGCTACTTTGCGAAGGTAGCGCTCAACGACTTCTCTCTGACGGAGATTGACCATGAGGATTTGGTTGGTCATTTCATCCGCTGTGAGGTTGACCATGAGGAAGTTGAGAGCAACCGTACTCCCGGCAAGATGCTCAAGTTCGTGCGTCTGGGCGATAAGGAAGCGGCTGACGGCTTTGACGAAGTTCCCGCTGCCCCCGCTCCTACCCAGACGAAGAAGGAACCTGCTGCGAAGTCCACTCCTGCGGCGCAGGCGGGTAAGACCAGCGGCAAGAAGCGGTTCGACCTGGACAGTATCTTGGGATAATCCCATGACGTAAGCTGCGGAGAGGGCGAAGCATAGCTTCAAACTCTCCAATGCTTATTCCGCTAAATTTAATGATTTAAGGATGGAGGAACATGAAATGAAACTGCTGATTGCAATTCTTCTGCTTCTCCTGTTCTTTGCGGTGGTACTTTTGCTGGGCTTTGTGGCTGGCGTGGTAGCCGCCGTGCAGATGAAGGAGGTTATGAAACATGAACGGTAAAGAGTATCAGGATTTGGCTATTCGCACGTGCAGTATTCCCTATGACCAAAAGGAAGATATGCTGCGTCATGCTGTGTTTGGCCTGACTTCCGAAGCGGGCGAAGTGGCGGGCATTATGCAGAAGGTCTACCAGGGACACCCGTTCGACAAGGAACATATCAAGAAAGAACTGGGCGATTGCCTGTGGATGATTGCCGAAGCGTGTTTTGCGCTGGACTTCACAATGGATGAAGTCATGCAGCTTAACATTGATAAGCTGAAAGCCCGTTACCCGGAGGGCTTTACGGCAGAACGGTCTTTGCACCGTAAAGCGGGTGACGTGTGATGAACTATCACAATATTACCCATGATGACATGAATAACGGGGACGGCCTGCGGGTAGTCCTCTGGGTAGCAGGGTGTGAACACCACTGTAAGGACTGCCAGAACCCCGTGACATGGAACCCGGCTGACGGTATCCCCTTTGGCTTGCAGGACAGGGAAGAACTCTACCAGGAGTTGAGGAAGGACTACATTGCCGGGATTACATTCTCTGGCGGTGACCCGCTTCACCCGAACAACCGGGCAGAGGTTGACAACCTTATGCGGGAGGTCAAGCAGGATTTCCCGGACAAGACCATCTGGGTCTATACGGGCTATACCTGGGAAGAAATCATGCAGCAGCACGATTTAACCCGACTGATGGAGTCCGTGGACGTGTTGGTGGACGGCAGGTTCGTAACCGAACTGAAAGATGTGACTTACCCCTGGGCGGGAAGTACAAACCAGCGGGTCATTGACGTAAGCCAAACACTCAAAGAAGGGAGGATTATTCTGCATGAAAGTCATTAAGAAAGATGGAACGCTGGAAGCCTTTGACGGTCAGAAAATCGTGAACGCCGTCACAAAGTCCGCTTCCCGTGTGATGGTAACGCTGACCGATAAGCAGTTCGATGATATTGTAGCGGCGGTTGTCCGCATGATTGAGGACAAAGGGCTTGAGGAAATCCCGGTCAGTGAAATGCACAATATCATGGAGCAGGTTCTTGAAGACTTCAACCCGAAGGTTGCGAAGTCCTATAAAGACTACCGCAACTACAAGAAAGATTTTGTCCATCTGATGGATGAAGTTTACATCAAAAGCCAGTCCATCCGTTTTATCGGAGATAAGGAGAACGCAAACACGGACTCTGCCCTGGTAGCAACCAAACGCTGCCTGATTTTCAATGAACTTAACAAGCGGCTGTACAGGCGGTTCTTCATGACAAAGGACGAGTTGCAGGCTTGCAAGGAAGGATATATCTACATCCATGACCAGTCTGCCCGCCTGGATACCATCAACTGCTGCCTGTGTGACGTGGGCGCTGTTATGCAGGGCGGGTTTGAAATGGGCAATGTCTGGTACAACGAGCCGAAAACTCTTGACACGGCCTTTGACGTGCTGGGTGATATTATCCTGGCTACCGCTTCTCAACAGTACGGCGGTTTCACCGTCCCGGAGGTTGATAAAATCCTTTCCCCGTATGCGGAAAAGTCCTACAAAAAGTATCTGCTTGAGCATAGTGAAATCACGGGCAATCCCTACTTCAATGAGGAAGCGGATGCTTGGGCTATGAAGAAGGTGGAGCGGGACTTTGAACAGGGGTTCCAGGGCATTGAAATGAAGCTGAACACCGTGGGCAGTTCCCGTGGTGATTATCCCTTTATCACGATGACCTTTGGCCTTGCCGTTGACCCGTTCGGCAAAATGGCAAGCAAGACCTTCCTGCGGGTTCATATGAACGGGCAGGGTAAACCGGGTAACAAGAAGCCCGTCCTGTTCCCGAAGCTGGTATTTCTCTATGACGAACACCTTCATGGTGAGGGTGGCGTGAATGAGGACGTGTTTGAAGCGGGTATCCAGTGCAGCGCAAAGACCATGTACCCGGATTGGCTGTCTCTGACGGGTGATGGCTATGTAGCGTCTATGTACAAGAAGTACAAACGGGTGGTATCCCCTATGGGTTGTCGTGCTTTCCTCTCCCCCTGGTTTGAGCGTGGCGGGATGACCCCGGCTGACGATGATGACAAACCCGTATTTGTGGGGCGCTTCAATGTGGGCGCTGTCAGTCTGCATCTGCCTATGATACTGGCGAAAGCCAGACAGGAAAACCGGGACTTCTATGAAGTGCTGGATTACTACCTGGAAATGATTAGAGGTATCCACAAGCGCACCTATGATTATTTGGGAGAAATGCGGGCAAGCGTGAACCCCATTCAGTTCTGCGAAGGTGGTCTGTACGGCGGTCACCTGAAACCGAACGAGAAAATCAAACCCCTGCTGAAACCCATGACCGCTTCCTTTGGCATTACCGCCTTGAACGAATTGCAGGAACTTTACAACGGAAAGTCCATTGCGGAGGACGGGCAGTTCGCCCTTGAAGTCATGGAGCATATCAACCAGAAGGTCAATGAGTATAAGCGGGCTGACGGGTGGCTGTACGCTATTTATGGAACCCCTGCGGAAAGCCTTTGCGGGTTGCAGGTTGAGCAGTTCCGCAAGAAATACGGCATTATTGAGAACGTCAGTGACCGCCCGTATGTGAGCAATTCCTTCCACTGTCATGTAACGGAAGACTTAACCCCCATTCAGAAACAGGACTTGGAAGGGCGGTTCTGGGATTTGTGCAATGGCGGGAAAATCCAGTATGTGCGTTACCCCGTGGACTACAACATCGAAGCTGTGAGAACTCTTGTACGCAGAGCAATGACGAAGGGGTTCTATGAGGGTGTGAACCTTTCCCTGGCCTACTGTGATGACTGCGGACACCAGCAGCTTGAAATGGATGTTTGCCCGGTCTGCGGCAGTACGAACCTGACGAAGATTGACCGAATGAACGGCTACCTTTCGTACAGCAGGGTACACGGGGATACCCGGCTGAACGCTGCGAAGATGGCTGAAATCGCAGAAAGGAAATCCATGTGATGTATCCTGACGCATTATGCAAAGCCGTCATTGTCAAAGCGGGAGAGGACTATTTCAATCTGCTTGCTGGTTTCATCCCCCCCCGTAACGATTGCAATACCAGTGAGATAGAAGCCTTTTTCCACTCCGACCTTTACGGCCTGATGACAGGTGTGAGTGGTGACTACCTCATGAGAAAGATTAAGGAGGAAGCAGCTAAAATGGTGCTGGAATATACCGTATCGAAAGAGAAAGGCAGTAGCCAGTATTATGTGTGCCGTGTCGGTGAGGAAAAGACCCCGCTGACCCGGCGCTACACCACGAAAAAGAAAGCCCTGCATAAGGCGGCAGAAATGCAGGGAATTGAGTACAAGCTGTACATGAGTATCCGCAGAAGGGACGGTGTGAAGTGTGATTAAGATTGACGGAACTAATACTTACGGGTGGGAAGCCGCTGTCCGTGGCATGAGAAACCCCATGAACTCCTGGGCGAAGTCTGATAGTCACTATTGTTGGGAGCCGCAGTATCCGGGCGGCGGGTGCTTTGGCTGTGAACTGAATAGTGACCATAATTGCCGGGTGGATAAGTATGTTGTGGGAGCCGCAGACCTTGACCTGATGAAGCGCCTGATTAAGTCCGGGACTGACCATAGTAAGTTCCTGCGGATGATTGGCGTGACCTGTGACCTAACCGCCCCGCTGTATTGGTGGAAGGAATACGATACCTATAAGGTGGGTACGGTGGCGAATAGCTGTTCGACCATGCACAAAATCCATGCGAAGAAATTTGAGAGAGAAGATTTTTCCACTGACCATCTTATTCCCCGCATGAAGGAAGTGCTGGATGTAACCATTGCCAACCTGAACGCTTGCCGGGGCAACTTCCTGGAAACCCAGGACAAAAAATGGTGGTGGCAGATGATACAGCTTCTTCCCACCAGTTACAACCAGAAGCGCACGGTGCAACTGAATTACGCTGTGCTGCGGAACATCTATCATTCCCGCAAGAACCACAAGCTGGACGAGTGGCATACTTTTTGCCACTGGGTTGAGGGCTTGCCGTATAGCGAACTGATTACCATGTAAAGGAGTGTGTGGGAACGATGGATTATTCCAGAATACCAGAAGAATTGAAAAATTTGAAGCAGTGGGTGTGTGCCTGGGATACGTCCAAAATTCCCATGAAGCCTTTTGAGCGAAAAGCCGCTTCCTCTACCACCCCTGACACCTGGGGAACCTTTGACCAGGCAAAGGCGGCGGTAGAGGGCGGTACTTATGACCATCTGGGGTTTGTGTTTGCGGACAATGGACTGGTGGGCATTGATATTGACGCTGGGTTTGACGATGGCCTGATGACCCCGCTGTGTGCCGATATTATGAAAGCCTGCCAGTCCTATACCGAAAAGTCCAGAAGCGGACGTGGAGTTCACATTTTCCTGCGTGGTGATCTCCCCTTCACGGGCAGAAATAACCTGGCGGGGGTGGAGATTTACAAGGCAAGGCGGTTCTTCATTATGACGGGTAAGGTGCTTATCTTCCCAGAAATCATTGAGAACCAGAAAGCCATTGATTATGTGGTTGAGAAATACTTCCCGGAAGCCGAACGCAAAAGCGGCGGCAAGTCCTCTCTGGTTCAGAAAATCTATTCGCCTGTGTTCCGTAAACCAGAAAAGGGAAAGGTCTTTGTACGGCCTGAATACCCGGAAATTATATCAGGTGGCAGAAATCTTTCCCTGACTTCCCTTGCGGGAGCCATGCACAATACCGGGTACAGTAAGCAGGAAATCTATAAGGAACTCTGTTATGTCAACCAGCGGGCTTGTAAGCCCCCGCTGCCTGACCGGGAATTGCGAACGATATGTGATAGCGTAACACGATATAGGAGGTAAGGCATGACTAAGGAGAACGCACATGATTGAGGGTATTTGCCCGGACTGCGGCGGTTATCTCTATGAGGATACAACCCGTGGTGAATATGGTTGGCTGACCTGTGACACCTGTGATTACAGTGCGAATATTATCTCTGGCAGAGAAGAAAGAGAGGAAAACGATAATGGCACGAACACTGTACCTTGAAAACGGTTCCACGGAGTACATCTTTGCCGGGGAAACCGAAGCTGATAAATTGCGGAAGATTATTCGTGAATACCTTGGCCGGGACTGCGAAGAACTCTATGAAGAAGTTCTGGCAGAACTGCGTGGTGAGAACGGGGACAACTACGAAAAGATAGCTGACGGCTACCGGGGTATAGCGATTGACACGATGAATGACCTTCATGAAGTTCTCATGCAACCCCGGCTGAACAGAAAGCGGCTGGAAGCTATCTATGAAAACCTGAACAAGAATTTGTGAGGAAGGAGGAAGTCAGAATGTTTGAGGAATTGAAACCCTGCCCGTTTTGCGGAAGTCAAGCACACCTGTTTGTTGACGATGGTGTAAGGGTGATATGTTCCCGTTGTGGCGCTGGAACTAAAATCCTGGTAGATATGATGACCGCACGTGGAGTATCAGGCAATGCCACAAAGTCCGTGATTGAAGCCTGGAACAGGAGGGTAGACAATGGCTGATGAACTGTTTCAACTCTCCAATGGGCGCTACATTACGTCCGAAGAAATCAGCAGAAAAATGTTCTACATCAAGTCCGTACACCCGGAACTGCCCTATCAGGAGAACTCCACGGGCTATTCCTGGGATGAAGCGGGCATGGCTGACCTTTTCAGTGAGTGCTACGCCCAGGACACCCGCTTCTGCCCGGAAGCAAAGTCCTGGTACACCTATGAGGACGGCAAGTGGCAGAAGGACGTTGGTTCTCTACTGGTAGCGGCAAAGATTAAAGAGTTTGTGCGGCTGATGGCGCTGTATTGTGGAGAAATCCCGGACGAAGAAAAGCGCAAGCAGTACATGGGCTTTGTGGCAAAGATGGGTGACCGCCGCTTCCGTGACCGCATGATGAAGGATGCTGCGGACTGCATGAGGATTGAAGCGGAAAAGTTTGATACCCACCCGTATCTGGTCAACTGCAAGAACGGAACTTATGACCTGGAAAGCATGACCTTCCGGGAACATAAGTGGGATGACTTCTTGACCATGCAGACGAACTTTGAATACAGCTTGCAGGAAGTACGCTGCGACCGCTGGGAGAAGTTCATTCAGGAAGTCACGCAGAACGACACGGACAAGGCCGACTACTTACAACGGGCGCTGGGTTATTCAATCCTTGGAACCGGGAAGGAAGAATGTATGTTCATCCTTCACGGCAAGACCACCAGAAACGGAAAGTCTACCATGCTGGATGCTATTCAACATCTGCTGGGCGATTACTCTACCGTTGCCCCCGTGGAACTCATTTGCAGGGCAGAAAGGCAGAAGAACGCAGAAGCGGCAAACCCTGTGCTGGCAAAGCTGAAAGGCCGCAGGTTCGTTACTATGTCGGAGTCTGACACGGCGGGGAAGCTGGATGAAGCGACCATCAAGCAGTACACGGGCGGCGAAGATATTACCGCACGGGAATTGTACCAGAGCGCTATCACGTTCAAGCCCCAGTTTACCATGTGGCTGTCCTGTAACGACCTGCCCGCCGTAAAGGATAAGAGCCTGTTTGCATCTGACCGTGTGCGTGTAATTGAGTTCAACCGTCACTTCACGGATGCAGAACAGGACAAGGGGCTAAAGGATTACTTTGAAAGCCCGGAAGCCATGCGGGGTATCTTCACTTGGCTGGTGGCTGGGTACTTCAAGTATCGCCGCTTTGGTCTGCAAATGTCCGACCCTATGAAAGCCGTGGTCAAGCAGTATGAGAAAGACAACGACCTTGTATTACAGTTCCTTGAAGAACGCTGCCAGAAGGTTGCAGAAGGGAACACACGGGCAAAGACTCTCTATGACAACTATAAAATCTGGTGCAAGAGCAACGGCTACTACGTTTGCAGCATGAAGAAGTTCAATGCAGAACTGACGGCGCACCCCGAATGGTACGCAGAAAAGTCTATTGTCAGTGGGGTTGCCGTGTACCGGGGTATTGGTATGAAGGAAAATTAGGTGGGTTTGTAGGGTAAAATAGCATTTTGCTATAATTTCTTCTTAGTACGCGCGTATCTATAAAACTTATAGTAAAACGCTGAAATACCCTACTATCCCCTACAAATTGCAGAAGGAGGAAACGACAATGGAAAGCTATGTTGAACGGTGGGCAAGGGAGAAAGCCCAGAAAGAGCAGAAAGGCAAGAAACCCCAGAAGGGGCAGAAAGCACGATTAAGTTCCATGTATGGTGAAATGAAGAAGGGGGTGCAGAAGGATGGCACGGACACCAGGAGCGAAGGACACGAAACCCAGGCAGAAAGCGGCAGTAGGGAGCCGTCCTTGTGATAAAAGCCCTATTATTCAGGGGCATAACCCTGATTTGCCAGAAGGGTATAATACCAGAAGGATTAGGTTCATGCAGGCCATTCTTCCGACTGAACCGCTTGACAGAAATGACGTGGAGGAAATGGAGCGGCGTTTTGCCCGTTATCTTGAGTTATGCGCCCAGTGGGATATGAAGGTAGGCAATCAAGCCGCCTATGCTGCCATTGGTATAGATAAAGATGATGCTTATGAATGGTCAAATAGGAATTTGGGGAACCCTGCCCGTACCGCCTTTATAAAAAAAGTGCAGAAAGTTTGTGCTATGTACCGGGAGGGTTTAATGGAAGATGGCAAGGTGAACCCGGTCACGGGCATTTTCTGGCAAAAGAACTATGACGGCATGAAAGACCAGCAGGAGGTTGTCTTGACTCCGAACACAAGCCCCCTGGGAGAGCAGAAGGACGCAGAAGCATTGCGACAGAAGTATCTTGAAAATGCCTATGGTATTACAGAACTGCCAGAAGGGGAAGCGCTGGAACTTCCAGAAAGCGCAGAAGGGCAGAAAGAAGCGATTGCAGAAATTTCCCAGGAACCCCAGAAAGCCCCTACGGCTTGACCATGAACAACCAAACCATGCACAACCCCGGCAAGGCTTGACGGCTGCGCCGGGGCTTTTCAGCCCTTCCAGCGTCCACCCTGGGCAAGCTGTACCCGCTGCGGCTGTCCCTGGGCTGTGCTATACCCTGCGCCCCGCTTGCCCGCTGTGCGTCCCTGTGCGCCCTGTGGCGGGGCTTTACGCCGTCTGTGTGTCCTATACCACCCAGGGCATAAAAACGCCCTACGGGGCGAATTTGACCGCCTGCGGCATAGGGCAAAAGGAAAGCCCCGGCAGGCTGTCCACCTGTCCGGGGCTGTGCGGTCTATCTGAATTTCAAGCGGGGTTTCTGGCGCTTCCAGTAGGTCACAAGGGCGGCTATATCGTCCGGGGATTGCATGGGGATATTATACAGGGTTAAGCCGTCCGGGGTCATGTAGTAGCCCTGACCGTATCGGGGCAGCAGTTCGCAACCCTTCACGCCTAAAATGTTTCGGCTGTCCTGGGCGCTGCGGGTTCGCAGGGCTACCTGGCTATCAAAGTTTACTTTTATGGGGGTGGGTATGACGGTAGCAAGCGGGCATTGTGTAGCGGCTATTACATGGACATTTGCCGCCCGTCCTATCTGGCAAAGCCTTTGTAATAGCGGCTGTACGTGGCGGCGGTCTGTGGTCATCAAGTCCGCTAATTCATCTATAACCACATAGACCGCCCCGCCGCCGTATTTCTTCACGTGCTGCGCCTGCATGGCTTTATATCGGGTTTCTGTTATGCTCATAGCCTTTTCAAGGGCTTGCACCATGTCCCCCGGTTCGCTGGCATATTGGAGCGTATGCGGCAGGGGCTTATAATCCACCAATTCAACCCTTTTCGGGTCTATCAAGATGAATTGCACGGCGGCGGGGCTGTCATACAAGGCCGTATAAATCAGGCCGTTTATAACTACGCTTTTACCGCTGCCCGTTGCGCCTGCTATGAGTAAATGCGGCTGTTTTAACATATTCTTGTACAGGCTGAAATATTCGCCCGTGGGGGTTCTCCATACTCTTTTCAATGCGGTTTCCTCCTACTATGGTAAAGCCCCGGCAGGCTGTCCACCTGTCCGGGGCTGTCTGGGCTTTACTCTGCCACGTAAAAGGCCGGGCGGGTTCCCAGTTCGGGACAGCAGTTATAATAGCTGAAAGCGTTCACAAACTGGTCAAACGTCTGGTCTTGCTTCACCATTTCAAACCCAGTGAACCAGACGGAAGCGGGGTTGCACTTGCAAGGGACGATTTGAACGGGTTCCCCGTGGTCATACCGCCTACGGGCGGCGGCTTTCGTGATTTTACGGTAATTCATGGCTTAAACCTCCTTGACATAATAACTATCGCATTGCCCCTCAAACCATTCACGGGCGGCGGCTGTGGCTTCTTCCTGGGTGGGAAAATGGGCTTCTACCATTTTCCCGGCTTCCTCACTGTAAACCACTGCGGACATATGCCGCCGCATGGTTTCATTGACTCTATACATTATCTTGTACATGGGCGTTGCTCCTTCCTCTGGTTCTTCCAGACTTCCCAGGGCTTTACACCCTGGGAGCGCTGGCGGCTTAACTGGCTATTTATACCCGCCGCCACGGGTTAGAAGTAGATGAAAAGCGCCGCTGTTCTGGCTGTGATTGCGTAAAGTGTGCCGCTTTCGTGGCCTTTGAGCAATCCACCATTTAGGCCATACACCCCGGAACTATAGCCCACCTTGTCAAGGTACTTTTCACGGGCTTCTAATTCCTGGCGGGCTGCGTTGTCGTGGGTGGTAATGTCAACCGCTGCGCCGCTTCTTACAAGGGCTTTTATTTCCCGCTGTCCGTACTTCCTCATTATTTGCACCCCCTCACTAATTCACGATAGATTAGACTTGTCAACAGGCTTTCGGCCTGGGGTTCATCAAACCGGGCTTTTTCGCTTTCGGTTTCTTCCAGGATTGCGCCCAGGTCATCAACGGCGCTACGGTTGTAATAGTAGCAGGTGTTAAGGACTCCCGGCAAACCCTGCGCCCAGTCTGTAAAGCGTTCGCTTTCGGTCATCCGGGCATATCCACCAACGGCGGGTTTTTCGCTGCGGAACGTGTCAAGGATGAACGCCGTTACGCCTGGGAAATCCTGCGGCGGGTTCTCTGTGTACCCTTCCGGGGTGAAGTTGTTCAGGATGTACGCCCGGACATTTTCACGGGCTTTCTTGCTATTGGTTTTCAACATGGCTTTTACCTCCTATTGTGCAATTTGCCTTTTCTGCGTTGGTTCAGGTTCGCAAGCCTACCTTTTGCGGCTGGCCTGCTGCCCTTGCTTGTCAAGCGTTATCTTGTCAAGCGTTTTCTTGATGGTCTTATTATATCAAGCATTTTCTTGATTGTCAAGCATTTTCTTGATGTTTTTCAAAAATATTTTGCGGCGGGCGCTGGCCTGGGCAATGCGTCCAGCTTCCCCGGCTGGCCTGGGCGGCTGGGCGGCTGCAACCCCCGGAGGGGGATTTGACCCCCCGGCTGGCCGGGGCGGGTGAGTGTCGAAAATACCGCAAAAATAAAAAAGTTTGGTTTATCCCCTTTCCTCCCGTAGGGTATAGTAGGGCAAAATCGAATTTTGCTATAAGTTTTCTTAGTAGGGGCTTATCTAAGAGAACTTACAGGAAAAATGAAAAATACCCTACTAACCTCATTTCTAAAAACCCGCAAAAACAAAAAAGTCATGCACTTTCTTGTCAAGAAAACGCTTGACAATCTGGAAAGAGCATGATATACTGAAATCAATCAAGGAGGTAGAGCCATGAAAGCCAGAGATATTGTCAAAGAGATTATGACCCGTAAGGAGTTAGGCAACGCTGAATTTGCCAGGGTTTTGAATATCACCCCCGCTGCGCTTTGGGACAGACTGAATACGAAAAAGGCAAAGGATATTCCAGTATCCACCATGAATGAAATGCTGGCGGCGCTGGGATACAAAATCGCTATCGTGCCAGAAGATACGCCCATTCTTGACAATGGGTTTATCGTTGGAGAAAAGGAGGAAGAAAATGCCTGACGTTCTTACACTCTTTTTCATCTGTGCAGTAGAGAGGTTGGGAAAATCACTCTGGTTCTCTTGCAAGGTTATGTGGGTATTTTGTAAATTCATGTGTTGGCTGGTGATTGTACCAGTTCTGGATTGCGCTCTGCTGGGAATTACTCTGGTGGTTTTCATTTTCTGTAAGATACTTAAAAAGAAAGTACCTAAAGTGAAGCACACAAAGAAATGGATTACATATCCAACTTGGGAATATTAAGGCGTGAAAAGTCACGGCCTTGTCCAATGGGACTGTCTATCATAGGCAGTCCCTATTTTTATGGGAGGTATAGGGATGAATTATTTGAAACTGAAAGAGAGCATTGAAAAAGCCATTCATGCCCGTCCAACGGAGGTTGAACCATACAATGACCTGTTCGACCTATGCCGGGAATATGAAAAGATAGATTTTACGGTAGCCCATGAATGGAACCATGCGCTACGAACGCAGGTTGGAATAGGTCTACGCCTTGTCGTAGACCGTGGAGATTTTCGGAAAGCGGAACGGTTTGATAATCTGCTGTTTCGTTCCCTGCTATTTGGCGCACCACATTTCTTTGATGACTACTTGCAAGCCGTGGAGTTTGGCAAACCGTTGGATAAGAAGTTTTATCAGCCCCGCCGTCACTACCTCAAGCGATATGTAGACGCATACCAGGAAATACTTGACGGCAATTTGGACTTTCTCTCCATTTCCATGCCGAAACGTGCGGGTAAATCCCAGTTGGGCATCAACTTTACCAATATGCTGTCTGGCAAATATCCTGACCGTTCTACCCTGATGGAGGGTACAGGTGATGACCTTGTAAAGTCTTTCTACCTGGGCTGTTTGGAATACCTGCAAACACCCAGTGACTATCACTTTTACGATATTTTCCCGGAAAGCAAGCTGGTACAAACCAATGCGGATACAAAGATTATCAATCTTCTGCATAAGTCCCGTTTCCCTACGGTCATGTGCCGTTCCATTGATGCAAGGCAGGTAGGTCTTTCCGAAGCAACCAACCTTCTGTATTTGGATGACTGTGTGGAAGGACGTGAGGAAGCAAAGAACAGACAGCGACTTGATGACAAATGGGAGGTAATAAGTGGTGACATTATTGGACGTGCCATTGAAGGAACGCCCATAGTCATTTGCGGAACCAGGTATTCACTGTATGACCCTATCGGTCACTTGCAGGAGGAAATGAAGAAGCAGGGCAAGCGGATGAAGGTTATCGAAACCCCGGCGCTTGACCCCGTAACGGATGAAAGTAACTTTGAGTACATGAGAGAGGGTAAGAAGATTTTTACCACTCAATATTTCCGTGACCAGAGGGAAATGCTTTCTGCGGAGCAGTTTGAAAGCGAATTTCAGCAGCAGCCTTTTGAAGCAAAGGGTCTACTGTTCCCAGAGAGCAGCTTGAACCGTTTCTTTGAACTTCCCGTTGACCGTGACCCTGATAGTATCATTGCGGTATGTGATACTGCTGATACGGGTTCTGACTATTGTGCTATGCCTATTGCCGCTGTGTATGGGGATGAAGTCTATATTGTGGATGTGGTATTTGATGACTCCCCGCCTGAAACCACGAAACCTGAATGTGCAAAGGCGCTGATGGATAATCTGGTTGCCGCCGCAACTTTTGAGAGCAACAACGCAGGTTCTTACTTTGCCAGGGATGTACAGACAATCTTGACGGAGAAGAAATACATGGGTTGCAGTATCCGAACGAAGCGGACAATCAGTAATAAGCAGACCCGTATTGAGTTTGCGTCCGATACTATCATCAAAAGGTTTTACTTCAAAGACCCTTCCACCTATGCCCGGAACAGTCAGTATGCGGAGTTTATGAAGCAGGTGACCACCTACACCCGGTCTGGAAAAGTACCCCATGATGATGCACCTGACTCTTTGTCTTTGCTGGAAAATGAACTTCGTGGGCTTGTGGGCGCAAAGGTGGAAATCTTTAAGCGGCCTTGGTAAATTCAAAAATTCTTCAATGCTTTTATCAAGATAACTCTTGACATAAGCATTGGAGAGTTGTATAATGACAGTAGGTAAAACCATGCTTTGAAGGAGGTGTTCTGCGTGATTATGCCGCTGCATGGCAGACGTATCATCAAGACTGATGAAACCGAAGTGACCATTGACAACGTAGTGAGTATTCTACGCAAGGCACTTCCCTATCACTGGAAGAACAGGTCTGAAATTCAATACCTCTGGCACTATTATAAGGGCAGACAGCCCGTGTTGAACAGAGAAAAACAGGTAAGACCAGAGATTTGCAATCATATTGTGGAGAACCGGGCGAATGAGATTGTGTCCTTTAAGTCCGGGTATTTGATGGGCGAACCTCTACAATATGTATCCCGTGGCAATGCGGAGAATATTGCAGACGCTATCAACCAGCTTAACGAGTTTGTCTTTGCGGAGGAAAAACCTGCAAAAGATAAGGAGTTGGCAGACTGGTTCCATATCTGCGGTACATCTTTCCGTATGGTTCTTCCTGACGAAGAAGGAGAGGAAGATGACTCTCCGTTTGAAATCTACACGCTTGACCCCAGAAATACTTTCGTTGTGTATAACAACGGCTTGGGAAATGTCCCGGTACTGGGTGTGAAGTATGTAGTGGATGAAAAGGGAATTGTCCATTACTCTTGCTATTCTAAGTATGAGTATTTTGAAATTGTGGAGTCTGTGGTAGTTGACCACCAGCCCCACGTTCTGGGTGACATTCCCATTATCGAATACCCGTTGAACCTTGCCCGCATTGGAGCGTTTGAACTGGTCATTCCGTTGCTTGACGCTATTAACCTGACGGACAGTAACCGTCTGGACGGTGTTGAACAGTTCATCCAGGCGCTTATGCTGTTCCATAATGTGGACATTTCTTCCGATGACTTCAAACAGTTACGGGAGGAAGGGGCTATCAAGTTTAAGGATATTGACCCACAACTGAAAGCGGAAGTGTCCTACCTGATAAACTCTTTGAACCAGGGCGAAACCCAGACGCTTGTAGACCATATGTATCAGACGGTGTTGACCATCTGTGGTATGCCGAACCGCAACGGCGGTTCTTCTACCAGTGATACCGGGTCTGCGGTTATCATGCGTGACGGGTGGTCTGCTGCGGAAGCAAGGGCAAAGGACAGCGAATTGATGTTTAAGAAATCTGAACGGCGGTTCCTTAAACTGGTACTCAATATTTGCCGTACACTGGTGAATATGGATTTGAAAGTGTGTAACATTGAAATCCGTTTCACCCGCCGAAACTATGAAAATATCCTGCAAAAGGCGCAGGTGCTTGACCTCATGTTAAAGAACACGAAGATACACCCCCGTCTGGCTTTTGAGCATTGCGGCCTGTTTGTGGACTCTGACCTTGCTTATACCATGAGTGCAGAGTATGTGAAGGAGCAGGAACAAAAAGCCCAGGAATTGATGGAAAAGCAAAACCAGATGAAGGGAGAGGATACCAATGACCCCGGTAATAACAAAGGAAATGGTGGAGCAGATGGAAACCCTGCTGAAACACGGGAGCAGAGTGGAACTTCTGATTGAGCAGGGTAAGGTAGCCATTGTGGAAATCAAGCGCAAACTGAAAATGAAGGAAACCGATAAGGTTTGACTGGAACAAGGGTTCTGGTAAGTCCAATGGGACTGTGAGTGTAAACGCTCATAGTCCCATTTTCTTTTGAGGGGATGAACATGAATGAAGTGGTTTCCAGTTATTTGACTGCGCTTGATGAATTGAATGTGCTGACCACTGCCAGTTACCAAATGGCAGACGGCAACTCTGCTGAAAGACTGAACCAGATTATAGAGGATGTGCTTTCCTTCCTGATAAACGCTTATGCGCTTGGAATACAAAACGCAGGTATTATGCTTGGGCATGAACTCTCTGTGAATGTAGACCAGATGGAGGATGCTATCTATCTGGTGATTGAGGGAAAGACCTTTGCTGACCGTATTGCAGACCATGTGGGAGGTAATGACATAGGGGGCTTACAAAGCCTTGTGGAGTCTGAATATCACAGAGTCTATAATGCGGCGGTGCAGGACGGCGCTACCGATTACGTGAATAACGGCGGGTTTGGCGTTACTAAACATTGGCACACCGTAAAGGATGACCAGGTTAGGGAAACTCATAGGTATCTGGAAGGTCAAGCGGTTCCGTTGGAGGAAGAATTTTTCACCTACGATGGTGACCATGCTCCATACCCTGGGGGTTTCACGAAGGTAGAGAATAACGCAAACTGCCGATGTATTGTGATACTGACAACTGATGAATAACGGGCTTTTGTCCGTTTCATAGTGAGGGAACACCTATAAAACGCAAACTCAAGACAAGAGGATAAAACAGAAAACAGAGTGGAGTGAACCACCAATTAAAAACGCAAGGAGGACTTTGAAATGAGTTATTTGAGTGATTTGCTGGGCAAAGCCTACAAGGAAGGTATGACCGAAGATGAAATTTCTGCTGCCCTTGAAACGGTAGGCCAGGGCAACGAAGCAGAGGTAAATCGGCTGAAAACCGCATTGTCTAAGGCGAACTCCGAAGCTGCGGACTACAAGAAGCAGTTGCGGGGTAAGCAGTCCGAAGATGAAGCCAATGCCGCTGCCCAGAAGGAGGAACATGACAGGTTGGCGCAGGAAAACGCTGACTTGAAGCGGTCTATCGCCTTATCTGAACGTAAGGCAAAACTTCTGGCAATGGGCTATGACGAAAGCCTTGCCACGGAAACCGCCACTGCTATGGTGGATGGAGATATGGACAAGGTGATGGCAAACCAGTCTAAATACCTGGAAGTCCAGAAGAAAGCTATTCAGGCTGACCATATGAGAAAGACCCCCCGCCCTGCTGCGGGTTCTGAAAATACGGGCGGCACTGATTATGCGAAGAAGATTGCCGAAGCGCAGGCCAGCGGTAACATGACTGCTGCTGCCTATTACACCCGTCTGAAATCGCAGGAAGAAGCGAACCAGACGAACGAAGAATAATGAATTGGAGGTAAACAAAAATGGCTGACGCTATTGCAACCAGTTTTGGTGTTCTGAATTACAGCGGTATGCTGTTCAACAAGGGTAACGTGCGTACCCCGCTTTCTTCCATTATCGGAAGCAGGGCGAAAACCACGAACCATGTCGAGTTTGTCACTGGTCAGGAGTACAGTTCTGGCGGTGACGGTTCCCAGCCTGAAATCAGTGAAACCGCTTCTCTGACTGCCCCGGATGCTTCTGTGGTCACCCGTGAGCAGAAAACCAACGTGACCCAGATTTTCATGGAGTCCGTGGGTATCTCCTATGCGAAGCAGTCCAACATGGGTACGTTGAGCGGTATCAACATCGAGAACCAGCAGGCCAACCCCGTGAACGAACTGGACTTCCAGGTTGCGGCGAAAATCCAGAAGGTGAACCGTGACATTGAGTACACCTTCATCAACGGTGTGTTCAACAAGGCCACTTCTGATGCAACTGTCAACAAGACCCGTGGTCTTATCTCCGCTATCACCACCAACGTGACCGCTATGGGCAACAAGCCCCTGGGTCTGTGGGATATTGCGGACATGGTGAAGAAGATTTACGGGGCGAACGCTCCTACCGAAGGTCTGTGTCTGTGGTGTGATGCTATCACCCTGTTCCAGATTAACGCTGACGCAGTGCAGAATGGTCTGACCGTTGTGCCTGCTGCCCGTGAGGTCAACGGTATTGCCCTGTCCAGTGTGATTACGCCTATCGGTGTGGTTTACCTGTATCTGGGTGAGTGTCTGCCCGCTGGTACGGCGCTGCTTCTGAACTTGGACGTGATTGCCCCGGTTTATCAGCCTGTTCCCGGTAAGGGTAACTTCTTCCTGGAGCCGCTTGCGAAGGTTGGCGCTGGTGAGAAGTATCAGCTTTTCGGCCAGATTGGTCTTGACCACGGCCCGGAGTGGTATCACGGCAAGTTCACTGGTATCAGTAAGAACTTTGAGAAGCCGACTTACAGCCGTTCCGTCTATGTGGCGAACGCTTCTGAAATCGGCGGCGGTTCTACTGGTGCGTAAGTAAGGAAGGAGGGTGGACAACATGACTGACACTGAAAAGCTGACTATGCTGAAAAGCATGACGGGTGAAACAGATACGGATGTGCTGTTCACCTATCTGACCCTTGCTAAAGGCGTGGTTATCTCTAAAGCCTATCCGTATGGCACGGGGACAGAGGATGTACCCGCCCCCTACCATACCACCCAGGTTGAGATTGCGGCCTATATGCTGAATAAGCGTGGAGCAGAGGGTGAAACGGCGCACAGTGAGAACGGTGTGTCCCGTTCCTATGAGGACGGTGACATTCCTCCTACGCTGCTGCGAAGGATTACTCCGATGGCGGGGGTGCTGGTATGAAGCTGATGAAGCGTAACCTCTCTCCCGTCCACTATTGCCTGTATTCTGACCGTGTGCCATTACTGGATGATGACGGCTATGAAACGGGCGAAACCACGGTAGGCTACGGAGAGCCAGTGAAGATGATGTGTAGCGTATCCCCCGCAACGGGGTACGCTCAGGTGAATATGTTTGGCAACTTGGAGTCCTATGACAAGGTTCTCATTACTGACGATATGACGTGTCCCATTGATGAAAACACGGTGCTATTCGTTGATAAAGCCCCGGAGTTCAAAGATGGAAAGCCGCTTTATGATTACACGGTTCGCCGTGTGGCAAAGTCCCTGAACGCCATATCCTATGCGGTAAGCAAGGTGAAGGTATCGTGAAGAAACGGGTTATTAAGGTACAACTTAATGAGAGAAGCATTGACCAGGCGATTAAGGAACTGAACAACTACAAAAAGTGGTTGACAGATAAGACGAAGGAATTTCTGAAAGCCCTTGCTGATGAAGGTGTGGAAATTGCTACCGTGAAGTTTGGTCAGGCCGTTTACGATGGCACGAACGATGTTACCTGTTCTATGCAGGACAGGGGAGCAAACAAAGTAGCGGTCATGGCGATTGGCGGTGCAACGCTTTTCATTGAGTTTGGTACTGGCGTGAAATACCCGGATAATCACCCGGAAGCTGGGGAAAACGGGATGGTACGTGGTCAGTATGGGTACAAGCTGGGACGGTTGGAAAAGGGATGGCGGTACAGTGGTGACCCCGGAAGCAATGGTGAGGTTATCACGGAAGGAAAACACGCTGGGGAAATTCACACTTACGGCAACCCTGCCAACATGAGTATGTACCTGACGGTAAGAGAGTTGGAGGACAAGTTTGCTGAAATTGCAAGGAGGGTGTACGTATGATTGACTGCGAGAATGAGGTTTATACCCGGATTGCAAGAGTCTTACGTGAGAAGTTTCCAGGTATAAACATTGCCGGGGAGTACGTGAAAGCACCTTCCTCTTTCCCTCATGTGAGTATCACGCAAAGTGACAACTCTGCTGTTTCGGAGAAGATGACCGGGAGCGCTGAAATGGCGCAGGTCATGTTTGAAATCAATGTCTATTCCAATAGGACGGATGGGAAAAAAACAGAGTGCAAGACCATTGCGAAGGTTATTGACAAAGTTTTCTTTGGAATGAACTTCAAGCGTCTGGCGTTTACCCCCGTTCCGAACTTGGAGGACGCAACTATTTACAGAATTGTAGCCCGGTACAGGGCTATGACTGATGGACAATATTTTTACAGGAGGTAACGAACAATGGCTACAAGTACGTATATGACTTTCCTCATGCACAAGAAGCCCGGTGAGGGCGGTGAAACGGCTACTTACGAAAAGCTGATTGACATTACAGAGTTTCCTGACCTGGGTACTGACCCTGAAATGCTGGAAACTACCACTCTGTCTGACCGTATGCAGACCTTCATCATGGGTATCCAGGGCAATGAAGCTATGAACTTCAACACCAACTACGACAAGACCGGGTACATGGCGCTGAAAGCCCTCAAGAACAAGGTGGATGGTTTTGCGGTGTGGTTCGGCGGTACGGAGAACGCTGACGGTACTGTGACCCCGACTGGTACGGAGGGCAAGTTTGCCTTTGACGGTCAGCTTTCCGTTCGTGTGACTGGCGGCGGTGTGAATGAGGTTCGTGGTATGGCTATCACGATTGCCCCTACCACCGTCATTACGGAGGAATAACCCACACAATACAATTTGAAGAATTGGAGGAAATGAGCAATGGCAAAGCAGATTATCTTTACTTACGAAGGTAAGGAATACACGCTGGAATATACCCGGCGTACTATCAAGCAGATGGAGGATGAAGGGTTTGTTGCCCGCAACATTGACGATAAGCCCATGACTCTCCTGCCCGCCCTTTTTGCGGGTGCTTTCAAGGCGCATCATCGGTTTGTCAAGCCGGACGTGATTGATGAAATCTACGCCCATATGCCTGACAAGGAAAAGCTGATTGAGAAGCTGGCTGAAATGTACAACGAACCGATTGTTTCTCTGATGGAGGAACCGGAGGACTCCGCAAAAAACGTGGATTGGATGGCAAGCTGGTAACGGACTTGCCGTCTGGAAACGGTGGGGACGGCGGCATAGGCCGTCCGTCCCCTATTGTGCGTTACGGGGACAAATTTGAAGAACTATGCGGCTACTACATGAGTCTGGGAATGTCCTACCACGATTATTGGGATGGGGACAACTGCATGACGAAGTATTACAGAGAAGCGGAAGAAATCAAGAAGGAGCGGCGCAACTCTGAATTGTGGCTACAAGCAGCATACATCTATGAAGCCTTGCTGGATGCTTCCCCGGTTTTTAACCCATTAAGCAAGAAGAACAAGCCTTTCCCCTTCCGTTCTGAACCGATACCGATTACCAGTTCTGGCAGTAAGAAATCGGAGGAACGCAAGAAGAAGCAGAGACTTGAAAATGGTAAGGAAGCTATGCGGGCTATGATGGCAGCTATCAACGAACGCTTCAAAAAACCGAAGAAAGGAGGGGAAGCAGACAATGGCAGTTGAACTTGAGGGGCTTGAGTTTCAAATTGAAGCGAAGTCCGAAGAAGGTACTAAGGGTATAGACGCATTGACCGCAAGCCTTGGTAAGCTGAAACAGGCCACGAAGGGCGGTCTGGGTCTGAACTCTAAGGTTAAAGAGTTAAACAAGCTGAACGAAGCCTTGAAGGGTTTTCACTCTGATAAACTGGAAAGCCTTGGGAAAGCGCTTGAAAGTTTGAACGGTACTGGGAAAAGTACGATTTCTCCCACTATTCCCAAACGGCTGAATGAGATTGCCCAGTCCTTGCATGAAATTGGATGGTCTGATATTGAGAAGCTGGAAGATTTAGGTAAGGCGCTGCGGGAATTGCAGGAAGTTGGGGATGTGAAAATCCCGAAGGTCAAGGTTCCTTCCACGGGTGTTGCGCCTACGATGAATACCCCTGCTGGGGAAGCCAGTGCGGAAGCTGCTACCAGTGGTGTTGAGCAGGCTACCAGCAGTGTTCAAGAAACGGCGCAAGCCGTAACCCAGGTAACCCAGAGAACCGGGATACTCAAGTCTATCCTGAATGGGATTGGTGGAGTATTCACGAAAGGTTTTTCCGTTGGAACGGGCGCACTGCATAAACTGGGCAATGCCTTGACAAAGGTTAAAATGGCAGGAGCAAAAGCCCGGACAGCGCTTGGTAAACTCAAGGATACACTGGGTTCTGCGCTTGCCGCAAAGGTTAAGCAAAATACTTCTGGCTTGGGTAAATTGTTTAGCAGCATGAAGCGAATTGCTATGTACCGTGCCATTCGCTTTATGTTCGCCCAGTTGACACAAGCCATGAAGGAGGGTATCAACAACCTCTATCAATACAGCACCATCATGGGCGGCACATTCGCTCAGAGCATGGACAGGCTTGCTACCAGCGGGCAATATCTCAAGAACAGTCTGGGTGCTATGGCTGCGCCTATTATCAATGCGCTTGCCCCTGCAATCGACTTTGTGATTGATAAGATTGTAACCCTGCTGAACTTCATCAATATGCTGTTCGCACGGCTTTCTGGCGCTTCCAGCTTTACAGCGGCAAAGAAGAACGCTACTTCTTATGGGGACTCTCTGGAAAAGGCAGGCGGTTCCGCTGCAAAGGCGGCAAAGGAAATCCGAGATGCAACCACTGGCATTGACGAACTGAACATCATCATGCAAAAGGATGATACAGGCGGCGGTGGAGGTGGCGGCGGGGGCGCTGACTACGGTTCCATGTTTGAGGAGCTTCCCATTGATAACAGTGTCAGTGATTTTGCCGATAAACTGAAACAGGCTTTCGACAATGCGAACTGGAAGGAACTGGGAACCTTGATTGGCGGCAAGGTCAATGAGGTCATAGACGGCATCAACTGGGATGGCGTAGGTCATAAGATTGGCTACTGGATTAACGCTGCGGTTCAGACCGCATACTGGTTCCTGAAAACCGTGGACTTCCACAATTTAGGTGAACACGTAGCTGAAATGCTGAACGGTGCGCTTGAAGAAGTGGATACATCCTTTATCGGACGGATTATCGTTCGCTGGTTCACTGCGAAGTTTGACTTCATTCTTGGAGCGCTTGGCGGGCTTGATTGGGGACTGATTGCCCGGAAGGTAAGCGATTGCATCAAAGGGGCATTTGACGAAGCTACGGAGTGGCTTAACGGCTACGACTGGTCGCAGATGGGAAAAGACCTTTGGGCGAACATCAAGGAAGTTGTGACCAATATCGACTGGGGCGGTATCGCAGAAAGTATATTTACCTTCTTAGGTACGGCTATTCGCTCCGCAGTGCAGTTCCTTAGCGGGTTCTTTGGCAGTATCGGTGCTGATATTAAGAACTGGTGGGATACGGAGATTGCGGGACAGGACTGGAAGGAAACCGCTGGAAACCTTCTATCTGCGATTGGCGAAGGGTTTGTGAATATCGGTACGTGGGTCTTTGACCATATCATTGACCCGTTCTGTACTGCCCTGTTGGGCGAAAACGTATGGGCTGATGTGAAGCAAGCTGGAAGTGATATGTGGGCAGGCTTTACGAAGGGCATCACAGATTTCTTCAATGACCCCGGTGGATGGATTAAAACCAACATCGTTGACCCGTTCGTATCCTGGATTAAGAACCTGTTTGGTATCCACTCTCCTTCTACGGTGATGGCTGAAATCGGAGGATACATTATTGAAGGTCTGCTGAATGGTATCCTTGCCCCGTTCAAGAACATTGGCAAGTGGGTAAAAGACCATATCATTGACCCGTTGGTGGAAGCCTTTGAGGACAGTCCCGTTGCGGAGTTTGTTGTTGGCGTAAAGAACACTGCGGAAACGTGGTGGGCGAATGTCAACACTTGGTGGGACAGGAAGGTTGGCGCTGTAAAATCCTTTACTACAAACGTGGTCAACAACGCTACCACTTGGTGGAACAACACCAAAACCTGGTGGTCTGGTAAAGTGGGAGCCGTGAAGAATTTTACGACTTCCGTTGTCAACCAGGCTACGGACTGGTGGAATAAGGTCAACACTTGGTGGAACGGCAAGGTGGGGGCTGTAAGGGCTTTCACGACTTCCGTTGTCAACCAGGCAAGCACTTGGTGGTCTAACGTGAAAACGTGGTGGTCTGGTAAGGTTGGCGCTGTGCAGCAGTTTACGACTTCCGTTCGGAACGACTCTGCTACCTGGTGGAACAACGTGAAAACCTGGTGGAGTGGAAAAGTTGGAGCAGTAAAGCAATTTACAACCACGGTAACGAACCAGGCAAGTACATGGTGGAACAATGTGAATGTTTGGTGGAACGGTAAGGTAGGGGCTGTGAAACAGTTTACGACTTCCGTTGCAAACCAGGCAAGCACCTGGTGGAGCAATGTCAAGACCTGGT